TTATGATCCAATTTTAATGAAATTTACGAACTTATATCCCCAAATTCGACCTATCCAAAACTTATTTGTGAATCTAGGTGAAGTAATGATAAATGTACCCCATTGGCAACCTGCATCTGAAGTAGCATAGCCATTTCTCGTAATTAATAAGCCTACAAAGTCTCCAATTTGATAATCTGTAAATTTAGTGGATGCATTATCATTAACTGTTGAACTACAATTTACAAATTGATAATAACCAGAATGAGTTAATTGAGATGGAGATGATAATGTATCTATATCATAATTTTGGATATACCCTATTTCGCTATTTAACTGAGTAACCGCTTTCTCCGCCGCCACCAACCTTTTATCCAGCGCCGCGCCCTGCGTTCCCGCCAGAACGGTGGAGGCATCCGTTGCCAGAAGGTTATTTACAATCTTATTTTTATTGATAAGCTCATTCACAACCTTATTGGCAATCGCATCAATCAGCGCCTGCGCGGTACTCTCCCCTAAGGCACTCACTACCAAACCGTATGTATCGGTAATCTTGACTTTCGCAGCCGTTCCGTCAAAATCGCCCAAACCCTGAGCAATCTTTTTTGCTTCCGCTGCCGATGCTGCCGCTTGTGTCTTTGAATTATCCGCTGCCGCTGCGCTACTTGCCGCCGCTTTCTTCGAGGTATCCGCTGCTGTTGCACTTCCGGCCGCCTCACTCGCTTTGCTTGTGGCAGTTTCGATCGCGGACTGGATATCATCAACCGCTTTCTGTGCATTCTGCGATGCGCTGGAAGCATCCTCGGACGCCTGATTAACATTCTGCACCGTATCGTTCACAGTTCCTTGTATCTTCTCAAATGCCGCTACATTTGCCGCCCTGACATCCTTGCCGTAAGCCGCATCTTTCCAGGCTTTAATCTCTCCGCTTAAATCAATGTTATCAACCGCCATCTTTAGCCCTCCAATCCATCAACCAGCTCCTGTGCGTAGGATGTTACCGCAGCCACACTCTTAAGAACTGCCTTATCCACGATGATGCGATCCAAACGGATATTGTCCTTTACAATCACGCCATCATCATTGATCTCGCTGTAAACGATGCTTGCTCTTGTCCCAACTGCCGTATCAAAAATTGTAATTGCTGTTACTTTTTTCATTTCGTCAATCCCTCCATGTATTCCTGATAGTATCTTGCGCCGTCTTTGCCATATGTCTCTTTTTCTTTCTTTTCTCTCCGGTGAAACGCGTCCATTCGCTCCTGCTCAAGCCCTGCCTGCTTTGCTTTAATCTCCCAACCAAAGGACGCTCCGGCCGGACCTTTAACCACAAAATAACCAGAAGCCCTTTCTGTGACATAAAACGGAGCATCTGAGTAACCTTGAACAAATACCTGGTATTCCCCGAAGATGGTTTGCACAAACACCGGATCGATCCAGATGTAACACAAACCATCAGCTCCAATCTGCCCGCTTCCAATATCGCCAAACATTGGTGATGCTGTTTCATAGGCAGATAGACTAATTTTCCCGTAATTGGGAGTTTGTATTGTTCTGTGCTTCTTTCCGGTAACATTCAAATCACCTTCGACAGTCGCATCACCCGCAACATACATCTCATCTGGGTTGAGTTGAGCTGTCACAGATCCGTTTTCGTAAAATCCGATTCCAAAATGATATAACTCACAATAATTGCCATCTAAATTATCATCCATCCCATCGAACACCCTAAGATCGTCCGGAGTCATATGCATACATGTATACTTATCGGAAATTTTTACAGCCGACCACAAACCCTCATCGCCATTGCCAGAATCTCCTACATAATGAGATATATCGAAACTCACTGACACACCATCACCTGTAAGCAAAAAACTCTCGTTATCAAGTGAACAAATTGCATTTCCTGCAGTATCATACGCTTTCAATACACCGTTCGAATTGCCGACGCCGCCAAGCATCAGCGTCCCGCCCTTAATCCGGTCTGCGTACATTGTTCCAGATGTAATAAAATCCGCAATCAGATTTCCGTCGATGGTCCAGGCATTCCGATACACTCCATTGTATCCGCTGGTGGAAAATCCGATACCGTTCTTATTGAGCCGAATTACATTCTTGGCGTTGGCTTTTGTCGGCGCGTCCAGGATCAGTATTTCCTCCGGATGACCATTTTCAGACCGCCCGATCACTACATATCCGCCGAGTCCGCCGCTGATGAGCTGCGTTGCATTATTAATCTTCTGGTCGATGCCCTTTGTCGCCGCCTGTCCCACCTGCTCCACTTTCGCAGATAATTCCTTTTGGGATTTCGCCATGCTGCCAGATAACGTAGCAATCGTGCCGCCCAGAGAAACTGTGTCTTTTCCTGGCTCCTGCAGGTTTCGCGTACGTTCTTCCAGGATATACATAACATCCACACCGTGAGGACGGGATATAACCTTTGTCCAGTACCCAGTTTCCAAACGCTTGATATCGACATTCACGTTCGCCAGATCCACCGCCGTCAGCTTTAAAACATCACTCAAATAGATGGACTGCTCCAGATACGCCCGCGCCTTTTTGATGAGGTTTTCCGGCAGTGTGACATCCTCCCATTTGTGCTGACGGAAGATCCAGCCGTACCGCTGCACCGCATCCTCATCGTAAATAAAATCTTTGCCGCCATTCACGGATGTAATATCGACTGTTTTGGTGGTACTCTCTCCGCTGGAGGAGGTATCTTCCAGGTCTGCGCCGGTCGGAATCAGTGCGGTAAAAAGCTCCGTGGCATCCTGTGTCTTGCTGTAATCTGCCAGATTGACGCCGTACCGGATAACCTGATCGTTTGTCCCGCCGCCATCCGTCAGATAGTCCAGATAGCGCTTTCCAGCTTCGCACCGGGTCCGGAGATATCCGCCGTGGGTCTTTACCAGCTTATCCCGCAGGCAGTCCAGAGAACACGCATAATCAGAGTTGCTACGGTTAATGTAGTTGTTACTATCTACCACATTGACGCGCCCCAGAAGATACTGTTTACGTACCTCTACCTGTTCATTGTGAACCTTCAACACCTGAGTCATAAACTCCACAATACTGCCCTGGAACTCAAATGGCCGGATGATGCTATCGCATAGGTATGCGAGATCCGATTCGCAAGTGATTTGATGTGTCCGGTTAAACTCTTCTTCGGTCGTCATGCTCCGCCCTCGGAAGATCTCCATTCCGTCCTCATAAACAAATAATTCGGAAGACAGTGGCAGAATCTTGTCATAATACGGATGCTTCGGCGTAATCTTAAATTTAAGATACCCTGGAGAGTTGCCGGCATATTCTTTCAGCGTTGGATTCTCCAGCCGGAGAACCTGGTTCAAAAGCGGATATTCCTTTCCCTCCGTAACCACTGTAACTTTATACATCTACAGCACACCTCCTCTGAAATCAATCGACACGGTGCCGGTGCCAGTAAATTTCATAACGTTTGTTCCGGATCCCAGGATGATGTCATAGTTTTTATTGACTCCTTCTGTCAGCTCAAACGTCTTACCGCCTACCTCTACCGTCATGGCCGCACTGCAGGTAATCTCCGGAACTATCGGCATATCAGATCCGGTCACATCAACCGACAGGGAACCGGATATTGATATGCCGCTATATCCTCTGACTATGCCGTTCTCGAATGAAAACGGATCCCACAGCCAATTTTCCGCCGCTGTGTACCGTTCCATTTTAAATGGCTGCACATCGCCAGTAATCACAAAATCCGCCAGCACATCATTGCTTTTTGTCGTCTGCAATGAAAAACGCCCCTCATAGTAATAGTTCGGATCGTCTGGCAGAACGCACTTGATAACCTTTCCGTGCAACGTCTTGGCGATTTTACTGCTTAAATCATGCCATTCCGTGTAATCGTCAAACAGGGAAAAATTCAAGGTCAGCGTTCGGTTTTTATAACAAATCTGACCGTTTACCTCAGACAGATCCAGGAGCCCGTTCGCTCCTGGAATATCTAACAGATCCGTCTTAGCTTCGGGGAAGGAAATATTTATCGATTCCAATTTCAGCCCCCAGTCTGTAAAGGTTTTTATATCTGCCATCTGCACATCTGGATAAATCATCGTTCACTCTCCTTCCGCGCTCGTTCAATCTCGGTATCCACTGTAGGCGCTACAAGTGTGCCTACTTTTTCTCCATCCATTGTCACATCTCCGGTTATGCTGCCTTTTTCGAGGACAACCACTGTGCTTCCTTGTCCGCCGCCCGGCGTTGGTGCCGGCGGTACCTGATTCCCTGCTACCACAGTTCCGGATCTCTGTAATGCAATTCCCTGCATACTCTCCACCGCCCTTTGAGCAGAGCCAGCCGACGTTTTTTCCAGATTCGGTGTTTCTGCCACGATACCTCTCTCAAATCCGGCGATCATGTTCTTACCGATAACATCCCGCATCAGCTTCGATGGGGAATGAATACCAAGGAAATCCTTTGCCGCGTCAAACGCTTTCTTCGCTGCATTCTTCGCCGCCTCTGCCAGCTTTCCAACCGAACCCGTGATTCCGGCTGTAATGCCTGTGATGATATTCTTTCCGATATTGCCCCACGACTGCCCTGTGAATCCCTTGACGATGCTCTGGGCGCCATTTTTCGCAAGACCTAAGAGTTTGGATGGCAGCGATGTGAGGGCACTCACAATGCCACTCAGGATGCTGGTAGCCGCTCCTTTAATCGCTCCGAGCATCCCTTTTAGGCCACTTGAAATTCCTTCACCTGCCTTTTTGGCAATTTCAAGAAGCTTTTGCGGTAAGCTCTGTATTGCTCCAACAATTGCTTTGAGTATCTCTGCAGCAGCTGAGGCAATCGCACCTACCATTGATATAATGCCATTTCTCAGCAGCGTAATAATATATATTCCAGAATTAACCCAGTTAAATGCCTGCAAGGTACTTACGATCGCCTGGATAATTTGCGGCAAGGCTGCAATAATATCCGGAATTGCCTGAATCAGTCCTTTTCCAAGAACCACTATCAACTGTACACCGGCCATTAACAGCTTTGGTGCGTTGTCATTGATGATTCCGGCAATGTTTATGATGATCTGCGGAACATACTGAAGCATCGCGGGCAGCCCGTCCATCAGACCCTGTGCCAGCTTTAATATCAAATCAATGCCGCCATCAACCAGTTTTCCGGCGTTGGAACGTAAGTTTTCGGTAAAGCCCTCTACCAGCGGAAGCCCCTGTTCGATAATCGACGGAAGATTCTCGGCAAACGCATTTGCCATCTGTCCAGCGGCTTCGATCATTCCCACGACGCCGCCTTCCTCAAACCCCTGCGTTAAGTTTGAGACTACATCGATTCCCAGCTTTGTGAAGTTCGTCAGCGGTTCCTTAACTGATTCATACAACTCCAAGGCGAGTGCTTGTGCCGCGGATCCCAGAATTGTCAGCTGCCCTTCCAGGTTATTCTGCATGGTTTCTGCCATTTCGATCGAACCTGCCAGTTTTTCATAGTCTGCATCCGACGCATTGATGATCGCCAGCATTCCGGACATAGCCTCTTTTCCGAACAGGGTTGCAGCTGCCTCCTCCTGCATCGCCGCCGTCATGCCATCCAACGATTCTTTACCGAGGGAAGATGCAAGCTGATATAGCTCTTCCTCCGAGAGCTGTCTTTCTTTCGTCAGCTTGATTCCAAGTTTCTGCTTTGCCTGAGCCTTAATCTCTTCTTTGGTCATATCCTTGATAAGCTCAACGCCTTCAAGGTATGCGATTTGTGCATTCCGCTGCTCTCCACTTAACCCTGACAGGCTGTCTGCCAGCCCCTCCGCTGTAAGTTTCTGCTCCGCCATCGCATAGTTCTGAGCACGCTCAGCGTCCGTGGTAATCGCAAACTTGTCTCGCAGATCCCCGATCAACTCACCAAACGGCTTTATACTTCCATCGGCATTTTGGATCGATATGCCAAGCCGCTCCATGACGCCCCGCATATCATCCGTTGGCTTTACCATGTTTACCAGCGCCGCTTTCAGTGAGGTGCCCGCCTGGCTGGCTTTGATACCGGAGTTCGCCATCAATCCGACCGCCAGCGCCACATCCTCCGCCGAATATCCCATCGCACCAGCGACCGGAGCCACGTATTTAAACGTCTCACCCATCATGCTGACGTTGGTGTTTGCGTTGGAGGATGCCTGTGCCAGTATATCCGCAAAATGAGTAGAATCCTGTGCCGACAAGCCGAACGCGGTAAGTGCGTCTGTGACAATATCAGAAGTCGTAGCCAGATCTTCGCCGGATGCCGCGGCAAGGTTCATGATACCCTCAATGCCGTTCAGCATATCGCTGGTTTTCCAGCCTGCCATTGCCATGTACTGCATCGCCTCGGCGGATTCGGTGGCGCTGAACTTCGTCTTTGCGCCCATTTCTTTCGCTTTATCTGTCAGGGCTGCCAGGTCCTCGCCGGTCGCACCGGAGATTGCCTCTACTTTCGACATCCCCGACTCAAAGCTCATGCCGATATCAAGGACAGCCCCGGCGGCATTCTTGGCCTGTGATACAACGCCGGTCAGCATATTTCCGGCAAAAACAGACAGCGCATTCTTTCCAATCTCACTAAACTTTGAGAATCCTGACTGCGCTGTTCCATTAATCTCGTCTAAGCCTTTTTTGACTCCGCTACTATCCAGTTCCGTGCCAATCTTTACAGTTCCATCATAGCCCATTCATTTCACCTCGCCTCTCGGACAAGAGAAAATCATCGGCTCATAATGGCTCTACTTGATTTGCTCTCCATTCTTTATCTTAATTTCAAATTCTTTTCCACAATTCCGCCCTTTACACGGTACGGTTATCCCATGACAATCTGATTTTTCAGAAAAAAAAATAAGCATGGAATAACCGCAGTAAGGGCACTTTACCCGTTTTGGCATTCTTCCATCCTTCTTTTCACATACGCCCGCATATCTGCGTTACGCTTTGCCAGTCTCAACCGACTATCCATCGTTGCCTGCGGCTCTTCCAGGGAATAAAGTGTCCGCATCTGCTTGATATACGCTTTTTGCTCTTTTCCCATTCCTTTGGTATCACAGGTCCGCCAGTACATGACCTTCGCCATCCGGGTGTTTTCATCCAACGCCTCGAACATCGCCAGGAACTCCCACCAATGCAGGGAGTCGTTCGGCGTCTGCCTGAGATTGATGCTGTACTGCTGCCGGAATGCCGCGTAGATAAGCGGGGCATCCTTCAAAAAACAGTATCCCCGCCGCGCTGTTCGTTTTTTTGCTCCGCTGCCCTTCCGGACAGACTCCCCGCCGCGGTGGAACCAGAGCATATAATCAACTGCCGCATCCAGATCCGGCGGGATATTGCGGGCATAGAACAGATTCAGCGCATTGAGCATCTTCTGTTCGTCGCTGATGTCCTGCCGGAACATTTCAATCTCCGCTGCCATCATGGTGCGGTAGCCAAAAGAAATGTCATAAACTATCCCACCAATGCGTGCCGTACCGGGAAGTTTGTCAAACGTTACTGACCATTTCATTTGATCTCATCCATTGAAAATCCGAGCAGCGTTTCTTTCTGTTTTTTGATTCCTAAAAGCATATCAATGTAAGCGCCTTTCGCCTCTTCCAGATCATCACAGTCTTCCAGAACATCCTCGCCTGTTGATTCTTTAACAAAAGTACGAAACATTTCAATCTCTGCTGCAATAATCTCGCTGAGTGTCCCCTTTTTATTGACTTCCTTTTCCGTCTTGCTCATCTTGTCAAGAGCCTTTTCAAATGCTGCGGCATCCTTTAAACGCCCGATTTTAAAATCAACTTCTCTTCCTCTGATCTGCATGTTTATCCTCCTATTCCGCTGAATATGTATACTCCGCCGGTTCTGCCCCAATCTTCTGCAGGTTGATATCGATAGACGATGATTCTCCCGCATTGCCGCCGCCCTCTGAATTGACGATTACGGACACTTGACCTTTCTCACCTTTACCATTGAGCATACAGAAGTACACATAATTCGTTACCGCTGCGTTACCTTTCGCATATTTCATCGCATGGGACAGCATGAAATCCTGCGCCGGATCGCCGATATAACGATCACCGGATACCGCAAAGGATCTTGCTGTTCCAGTCTTCTGGGTCGATTTTCCGGCACGGATATAGGTTTTTTCTGACGTTACCGGGTTAAGATTCGCATCCAGTCCCTCGACGCCCATCTGGACAACCTCATAATTTTTTACTTCTGTAGCTGCTTCTGCCGACGGCCTGGTATCAATCGCCAGTACCCAGTCATCTGCCGTTACCCAGCCTTCATAAGATGCGTTTGGTGTAACGCCTGCCATTAATTCACTGATTTTCATCGCTTGTCTCCTTTCTCAAAATAGACAATCCGGCACTGTACCATGTACCGCGCCATTCCTTCCTTTACATTGACGCCCGCCAGATTTGGCATATTCTGGAGCGTCTCCATCTTCTTTATCTGGCAACTATTCGGAAATTCCGGATAGTTCCGCTTTTTATTCTGCTCTTCCAGCCAATCCATGAAAGCCTGGGCGAAATTCATCGCCGTGAGGTTCAGATCGTCCGTATCGGTCGAATACGGCTGCACAATTATAATCGAGAAACCATATTCTTTTTCAGACCCCCAAAGATACTTTTTAAGCAGCTTGTCCGAATAGTTTGTTACCAGCGAAATGCCGCTGTAATCATCCGAATAGTTAAATTCCAGGTACTGACCCGCCAGCTCCTCGGCTTTTGGTTGGAAGAACGCCGTCACTGCATCATGCTTTGTCATGTCACTTACCTCCGAGATAGTTTTCCAGTGCCCGCACCAGATCGCCCTTGCGCGCCCTCATCATAGCCTTGTCCCATTCGGATGTAGCCTGCGGATGGCGGAAATGGCTGTATTTCAGCTTCTTTCCGGTGGAGGACTTGTGTGGTGGGGAATAATATCCCATCACAGCGCCGCCATCCATCAGCGGATAGTTCGGACCGTATGCCACGCCCTTGTATTGGTAATGAGCATATGGCGATTGATACTCAATCACACCAGTGTCTCCCTCTACATGGACACTGACATTCTGGGCAAGTGCCAGGCTGTCAGCCGGAACATACGGATCCATCAGCCGTTTTGCCTCGTTGGCGAGAAACAGAAGACCATCATTGCCCCTTGTTTTCTCTTTGGCAATCTGATCCGATGTTTTATTCCATTTGATTTCGACATCCATCATCAGCCCCCCAGTCTGTAGTGCTTCGCCATCCGATAGGCGGTATTGTCTGAATATGCGCTGACAAGAAACGCATTCGGCTTATTCCGGCGCAGGACTTCCGCCGCCGTGTTAGGGCTTTTTCCAGTGATCTCGTCCGCACATTCGCCTAACACTACTACATCCCCCGGAGACACCGAAAAATCGCTTCCAGCCGCTTCCAGGGGAATACGTACTGTGTAGGTGTTCGTCTGCGATGCTTCAGTATCATTCTGAACCACGGTGATCCCAGACTTCCAAAAACATTGCTCGAACACACTCTTGCTCCACGCCGTTCCAACCTTCCGGAAGACTGTAATTATCTGATTGTAATTCGGGTTCATTCTCACACCCCCCGATAAAGCAGTGGCGTATTTCCCAGATACCGGCAGATGATCTCCCGGCACTTTTTCCGTTTCCCCTCTTCGGTGTAAATCGACCTTGACAGGTCAATCGTGCCGGATTCTCCGTCGTTGGAATACGATGTCAACGGACCGCCAAAATCAGATGTGCTCTGCGAAGCCTTGTCCGCCCGATAGAGCAGTTCTGTCAGCTCACAGGTGCAATCTTTCACACCCTCCGTCAAAAGGCTGATATTCGCCTTGATTCGGTCGAATGTATAGCTGTCTACGATCCGCTCCGCCTGCTTTTCCCAGAACAGGAAATCCGCATCCGGCACCGCAGGGGAACGCCCCTGCAGATAACCAGAAATGTAATAGTCCCGCGTTGCATAAGCCATTGCATCAGCTCCTTACTAGGCCTGCGCTACCAGAGTGATCGCCTTGTTTACGGCAGAAGCGTCAACCGTGAACGTCTCCGTTACCGGAACAAAGCCTTTCTTCGTGATCTTTGCCGCATAGGTGCCTTTTCTCAGGTTAAACTCCGCTTTACCAGCCGAATCCGTCTTAAGGATCGCACCATCTACGTTGATACGGACATCCTCATAGGCCGTCGGGCTGGACTCTTTGCCATCCGTTACCGTAAAGGTTACCTTCTGGGTAACAGCCGGAGTGCCCGGCTCCAGATAAGCAAATGTGCAGCCGGTACGATCCTCATTGAGGCGGGTTGCCGGATTCGGGAGCGCCCAGCCCATGCGGAATACTACACGAAGCGCAATCATATCCTGCTGTGCCAGGTTATAAACGATATCCTTCGTATTCGGATCCTGGATAACGCCCTCTGTCAGCAGTTTTACGGTAATATCCTGGCGAATCGCGTAAACAGCCTTGGAGAAATCGCCGACAACCAGCTGTGCGATATCCGGCATGAAGGAACCGTTCTCCGGGAACTGGATCGGTACGCCATCCAGCGCATACTTGCTGGAATCCTGCATATTATGTGTGAAAATCGGCTGCTTGTTTGAATCACGCAGTCCTCTCAGCTTGGACTTGAACGTCATCGGGGCGATTGCTCCGGTTACCGCATAGCCATCATCCTCAACTTTAGAAAATACACCGCCCTCTCCAAGGGTCAGATCGTAGTAGTCCTTGCCGGAAGATGGGGAAACATTGTTCCCAGCCTGACGCGCCAGGGTAATGATATCTGCCTGCCACTCTCTCGGTCTGTTATCGCCAAAGATAATTGCCGCATCGACTCTCTGACCGATTGCCTCATTGACTCTTGGGGTAATCTCGCCCAGAATATCAATCTCGGCATCATCAAATACAGACTCCGGAATCGGCACGATAACCGCCAGCTCTGCCGCAGTCAGGTATACGTTGTCCCACGCCTGCATAGAGGTCTGCTTCATTCCAGTATCTCCATCCACCCAATAAGCCGTCGGAAGAAAATCCAGAACGCGGATACGGGTCTGCTTGGATGTCATGTTTGGAAGCTTGCGCGCCATCCCCATGAATGCGGACTGTTTCGGTGCATCCTGGAAGATGGTAGATACAATCTGCTCACGGATTAAAGCTTCAACTGCTGATCTATCTGTGATATTTACTGCCATATTTTACTCTCCTTTTCCGAACAGGTTTCTCAGTGCTTCGTTCGCCTGTTCTCTCTTTGTCTGTGCATCGTTATTGATGCCTGATGTGCTGCTTACCACTCTCGGAACCGGCGCAGAACTGCCAAACAGGTAATCATTATCCTTTTTAACCGCTGCCAGAGCCGCGTCAATGTCCTGTGTCTGATTCTTCGATGCCTTTAAGCCATCCACATCCAGAAGCGCCATGATCGCGCGCTCGTTCTTGCCGGATGCCTTCCGGATCGCCTCCTTGACCGCCGCATCAAATGCATAATCAGATTTGATTTTCTCGATCTCCGCATCCTTGCCCTTCATCTGCTCGGATAATTCATTGATTTTGGTCTGGAGTCCCGCTGCATCGATCCCCTCCATTGCTTTCAGGGATGCCTGTGCGGTCGCAAGCTGATTCTTATAGCCGTCCCTCTCCGCCGTCAGGGAGTTCACCTGCTTTCCGGCCTCCGCCATGATATAATCAATCTGTTCCTGTGTCAGTCCTTTTTCCTTGAGTGCCTCAGTCTTAAAAATTGCCATGTTGCTTCCTTTCTCGGCTTTTTCCGATGGGTAGCCGTCCATCTTAAAAGTAGGCTTTTACGGCAGCCACGCCAAAAGGGTATAAAAATAACACACATTTCTGCGTGCTGATTACTGATTTTGGGTATAAAAATACCACCTATCTGCTGACGGGTGGTATTTAATCGTCCCTATGGTTCGGACATTGCAAGCATGTTTTTTTATAATCTGGAGTTTCTAACACCTTCTCGGGAATTGTCCATTCTGGTGCCAGCCCTTCCACATTCATGTGGATGTCATAGCATATTCCTTCATCAATTTCCGCATCCATTAACGGACAGCTAAGTTTTTTTATTGCCATATTGTTCTGCCACCTCCCTTATTTTCAGTGTTGGCTCATCAAATTGCTCTTTCTTAAATGCGGTTCTTATATTTCTATTTTTCACATCCACATACGTCGCACCGTTAGGGCTGTAATAATTTATAAACTGACCATTCCATCTTGTAAGAGAAATATCCGCTTCTTGGATAAACTTTTCTGCGTCGGCTCTGGTAACTCCGTGTAGGCGTTCGTCATTGATATGCTCCGTATCGTAAGTAAATCCAGAGACATCCACTTTATCTGGATTCAGTTTCGGAACTCCTCGAATCTTCGCTTCTGCTAGCTCTACCTTTATTCTATCATTTTTCTCCGACTCTTCAAGCCTTTTCTGTTCTGTCTTTGTTGGTGTAAACCGCCCGCGCAGACCATCTTGTGTGATCCGCTGCTTCCGCTCTGGCAGATGCATTGTCTTTGAAAAATCAGCATATTTCTGCAACTGTCCCTGATACTTGGCTTTTTTGAGAATAACATCCTTTTCATCCGCGCCGCCCGTCTGCAACAGCTTCACCTGCTGCCGGGTCGCACGCATATTCCTCTCCATCTTGCGCTGCTCCTGTAACGCCTCATAAGTGGTATAGGACTTGCCGTAATAATCTTTCGGAGTATTTTCTTCATCCAGCATCTCCTGCAGCTGATCGTCGGTATATGTCCGCGTGGACATACCAGGGATAAACGGACTGTAATCATGATAGCAGTTTGCTCCATGCAATCCAGTCACCGTACCGAGTCCGCAAACGCTCTGAAGCTGTTCCATCGTCCAGACCCGTCCCTGCCAAGGTTGATGCGATGGGCGGGCACCCACATGATAAGAAACCTCATAGCTGTTCGTTTTGAGGTCTGCTGCCACCTGTTCGTTTATCTTACCCTGCACCTGCCGAAATCCTGTTAAAACCGCTCTCCTAGCTGCTACGTCCACGCGGCTGTGAACACCGGAATCATAATCAATCCACCGAAGTCCTGAGTTCGTCATGCGGCTCACGGTACGCTTGAGGACAGTCCCATAGTCAAACCCGCCAGACTGTATATCCAGAACAGCATTATCCAGCGTGGAGCGGTAGAACGTCATAAGCGGCGATGCCTGTATGCGTCCATCAGGTCCGCGAATCGCGAAGCCCATTGAACCGGCGATATTCTTATATTCTCCCGAAAGCTGAGACTTGACCGCTTCGGTCAGCCGGATGAGCGGCGTGTTCTCTTCGAACGGCAGCATCTTGACGCCGGATGCTTTGTAGGCTCTGGAGTGCTGATAATACTGCTCATACACTTCATCCGAAAAAATGTGTTCCATTTCCTCGTCACTCTTCTGCAGTGTTTCCTGCACCCAGTCTTTTATTTCTGATTCTGCCTTTCCGAGTTCCTCCAGCCTCCGGATCTGCCAGTCAGACGAAGCAGTCGAAAAGCCTGCGTCTTTGATTCGCCTGGCAACATCCGACATGATACGGATCTCCAATTCCGAAAACAAGTTTCCGGTTTTCAGCGCCAGTTTTTCAAGTTCTCCCTGCGTCACTCAATCACTTCCCCTGTGCTGCTGATTTCACTGATTGCAGCTTTGGCTTCCTCTTCGGTTTCTCCGTACCACTTCATTCGGTACTCATACAGAGCCATCGCACCCATCGCCACATCCGCGCGGTCATTATCTCGTTCGGCTTTCGCATCGACCACAATGGAATCATCCCACTGGAAGGACAGATGATAGGCTCCGGCAGGACATAGAGAATAAATGTCGCACCAGAATGCCATCGCATCCACCAAATCCGTCAGTGCCTTCTGCAGGGCTCTCTGACAGTCTGAAATGAAATCATAGGATCTCTGCTTACTGGCTTTGATTTCCTCCGCCGTCTTATCCGTGTTGTTCGGATCCGACAGAGTACCGTAAGCCAGATTACAGCGGAACTCAATCAGGCGCATCTGCTGATTCCATCCGTTGTAATATGACGAATCACGGATAGCCGGGGAAAAGACATCCAGAAGCGGCTTGTCCTGCGCGCCAGCGGCATATTCGACGCCCCTGTACAGACGTTCCTTGCCGCCCGGATACTCATAGCTGTTTGTATCTGGATTGTATTTAAGCAAGCTCTGAGCGATATGTACCGCCGTTTCCTTGCTGTCATACTCCCAGTTAATCTGTGAATACCGCCGATCTGCATCCTCAATCTGTTTAATTGCCCGTGAATAAACAGAAACGCCCAGCGGACTGCCGGAATCTTTGTTATTTCCAAGCGGCACCGCAAAATACCCAATCGGCAGCTTGCTGACACCAGAAAACTGCATTTCTTCCGCCAGTTCCGACCATCTTGGAACGCTTCCGATCGAAATCTCCGAGCCTAAAGTTCCCTTTGTCCTCGCCACGAAGACCCGGTTCTTAATTGAGAGCGTGTCTCCATCCAGCGAATACAATTCGATTCGGCTATAAATGGCATTGCCCTTCCGGAACTGATCCAAAAAGGCACAGCGCGTCATTTTCTCAGAGTCAAAATCCAGTGGGAAGAACATATCCGCCTGGATGTACTGGATCGCGATACCATTTACGGAAACATACGGTTTGAATACCATGCTGCCTTTCGCAAAGGCATATTCTGTCTGAACCCGGAGCTTTCCAAGAACGTTTTGATACATGCTGTTTAGAAAATCCGCTCTCGGACTGCCATCAACCTTGCTCTGTAATTCCAGGGTCGTAAGTCTGGCAATCTCTCCCGCCACCGTTGCCGGGATATTCGCGTTATCTATCTCATGGAGCCACGGCGATTTTTCTTCATACATCCGGGACCACAATTCAATTAAGGCACTGCTCCGCCCGGACATGGCAAAATCAATCTGCTCATTTCCAAGGACTTTCCGCAATGCCTCATACATTTTCGTATAATCCATTTTTCATCACCCATATTTAATGAGCTGGCTGATTCGCCGCTCTAGTGTGTACTCAAAACTATCCAGAGAGTCGATATCACTGGTTCCATCATCCAGCCGAACATTCTTCGTCAGTTCTTTTGGATCCCACACAGCTGTGCATAGTGCATTGACCAAGCTCTCGCATTCTCCCTCAACATACTGAAAACGCCCCTGCGCCATCAATATCAGCACCGCGTTGATTCGGTCATTGATGGGAGCTTTCAGCGCATTCTCGACCCGAATCCAACCGAGTCCGTTGTGCCGGAGACTGCTCCGGATGCCTGCAATCAGCGTCTGCTCTGCGCTATCTGCATAAACCGTCGTAATATAGCCGTACTGCCCTAAGACTTTCCGGACGAAGTTACAGAACATATCTCCCAGCATCTGAGGATCTATCTCTATCTGGTTGCCCGACTCATCCTTGCATCGAATCCACTCCGATGCAAGCGCCACCACATTGTGGTAACTTCTTGTAATGGCGGTAGCCGTGAACGAATGCCCCGATCCGCTGCCACCGAAGTCAATCCCCAGATTGATCTCCATGAGGTCCGTCGGTTTGCCCTGGATCCGGAATGTTCCGATTCCCGCAGTGATATCATCCGCAAAGCGTCGGTAAATCAGACCGGTTGCTACTACACGCATTCCCTTGATGTCACGAAGAAACCAAATCGAATTGACATCATACCGGCTTTCTATCTCATGCAGACGCTCCGGCGTGATGTTGATGTTATCGTAGATGGTACAGTGCATGTAGTTGTATCCACCAGGGAACTCCCCCGCTTCCTGCTGCTTCTGGTAGCGGTCGATGTATTCTGAATAGATAGCCGCCCGCGGGTTGTCCGGATTTAAGTCCCAAAATACTTTTAAGCGTTTCGCCGCCAGCTGACGGTTAAACGCCTCTTTGATGGTCTTGTCATGGTGCAGGTTGATCTCCGTGGCAATCCACATTCCGTAAGAGTTGCCTCGAATCTTCTTATAACTGTCTTCCTTGCCGCCACCTGCGAAGATAACAATCTTCTGCTGCCAGCTCGTCGAAGGTCCCTTTACAAACAGAGCTTCATTATCTTTGTATTTTCCCCAGTGGCATTGTCCCCGAAAAATCCATTCCAGTCCCAGACCATTGCAGTCTCCGATGTTCAGCTTTGCATTGCCGACCGTTGAACCGGTTGCCAGGTGGATTCGATCCGGAGTTGTTTTTAACTCATGCGCAAACGCAAAGATATTGTCCACCGTCTTGCCTGCTCGAACTGCGCCCTCTGCCACATTATAGGAGCACTGCTGACACCGCCGGATGTATTCCTTGTGTTTCTCTGAGAAGTGAAACTCTATGGTTTTCTTTTTGACTACCTTACCCGCCATAAATCTCGCCCTCTATCTCATCCAGATCCTCTATCTCCTGCCCCTGTCCGGTTATTTTATCGGTCTGGGCTTTCAGATGCTCCATTCGGCTCTTCTGTTCGGGTGTGGCTAAGTCCATATGCGCCGCCAGCCATTCCAGCGCTTTCATCCGGTCCGCCAGCTTGATACTGACTCCGTCTCTGCCCTGCTTTACTTCCGTGACGATCGTACCATCAACCTCTCCAGACTCCCGGAAGCGAACTGTATTGACGACTTTGGTAACTGGAATCTTCTTTCCTGTCTCCTCGTCCTCCTGCAGTACCGGACCGAACGCGCCCATAACCTGAACCTCTTCTCGCCCAAACTCCACATAATCTGTGATGTCAGCAAAGGCAATATCCATGTATTTCTGGAAGATATCACTCTCGTCCAGAAGCTCACGGTTAAGGCGGGCTTGTTTCAACCTCTGAATCTCTGCTATTATTGCAGTATTTTGCAGTAGGGCATAGCCGTTTGACCCTGCCGTTTCATAGCTGCAACCATACGCTTTCTGATATGCCTTCGTCGCATTGAAGCATCGAACATAGTGCAAACAAAAAAGCTGCTGCTTGTCAGTCAGATTCGGGTTCTCTATAACCCGCTCCACTTCCTCAGCAACTGCTTTCTTTACTCTTTCCGAGCGTTCGTTCTTCTTTTTCGAACGTTCACTTTTCTTTTCCGAACGTTCGCCATCCCATCCATAGGTATGTTTCCACCGGCGGACGGTGCCTTCTGGCACTCCCAGCTGCGCCGATATCTCAACCAGCTTTTTACCCTGCTGATATAATTCTTTCGCCTGATCTACTCTGGCATCCGGCGCTCTGGCCATGCACCACCACCTCTCATTTCTCTAAGTTTTATGTAACCAAATACGATCCCGCCGGCACCATACAAGACAGCCGACTGCTGCCTTCTCGCAGGAGGTGGGCTGGTGCCGTGCGCGCCGTATGATAATAGGCAGAAGAAAAGCACCCATCTTGCGACAGGTGCCATCTCGAAAGGATATTTTATTATGTCTAACACAAGTAGACCGGCATGCTGCCCGCTCAACATGCCAAATCGGAACGGAAGGACTTGAACCCTCGACCCACCGGATATAAGCCGGCCACTCTACCAACTGAGCTACGTTCCAGGGGGTTCCCCGCCGGGACCATCTTCCAGCGGGGTTGAAGTACATACGGAGGATTTTTCCGTCATCGTGAACCGTCCACATTCGCCGTCACACGAATGCTTAATACCATACTACTACTTTTATAGCGAACACGACCGAACATTTTTATTTTTCTTCAAAAAATCGGGAATTTCTCATCCGGCATCCATCTTCCGTATATTTAACCCGACGTTTTGGAAACATCCGGTTCAGTCGATAGGCTACTTGAATCCATGTCAATCCCTCCAGATAATAGAAGCGGAACATAATTCTCAAATCAGGCTTTTTAATCGCCTCTATGTACTCCTCTGCCTTTGTCGTTAATTCCAGAAGCTCCGCTTCCTTGGCTGTCAGAAGCTTCCGGTAGCGTTCCGCCGCCCGCTTCTTTCTATACAGCATCGGATCTGGAAAACCATTGACCTTGATCGGGCCTATCGTTAAATCCGCCCTGCTCCCTTTTACGGTGTCCGCCACAATCGGCGGGTTTTCCAGGAACTTGTCCAGTTCCCGGATGCGTCTTCTAATATCTTTTATCTCTTCCATGACTTCGCAATACTGCAGCAGCACCTTTTTCTCCAACGGTACCACCTCCCTCTATTTTACTTCACAAGCCTTCAATGCCTATCACTTCCCTTATTTCTGGCATTCTGCCATTATTTTATCATGGTGGGGCGGGAGGGGTTCTCTGCACGTTTGGATTTTTGGGGATCGAAAAAGGCTGCCGCACATTAATACGACAGCCCCGATATTAAAGATGCATATGCTTTTGTTAATTCTACAGGCGCTGATTGCTCTCATTTCACCTCATCGAGCTTAAAATAAATGAAAAGAGCCACGCAGTGGCGGCCCCATTTACTAAATCTACTACTATTTTTCTATCTTTCCTTCTAAACGCTCATAATCTCTTTGTCCAACCAGTGTATAAAGAACTTCATTGTTGTTACGAAAAGCCGCCCATATATCATCAGGTTTATTATCTATCAAGAAATCTTTTAGCTTCTTATAAAATGTCATCATACTATCACAAAACGCATCTATTATTTTATCATTCACTTCATCTGCCAGCAATAACTCCTCATAGAAACTATACATCGGAAGTGTAAAATTGGCATTACTATGTACAACATTACAGCATTTTCCATATTCTCCCTCTAAATAGCTATAATATTCCTTACAACTATTTTCCGCAAATTCTGTAAACATATTCCTAACACCTGTTGCATTCATATCATCATATTTCAATAAAACTCTTATTAAATTTTCGATCAATGAACGAAATGTTACATAATATATTCTTATTGAATTTTGAGATAATGAATGTACTAATACTAGCATATCATTTATCAAGCAACTATAATAATGCGTCTGATTATTATCTACATAAAAATAAAAAAACTTCTTTAAGAACAGCACGTTTTTGGCCACACACGTAATCTTACTTTTCTGAATTCTTTTATCACCGCATACCATATTGCAAAATCTTTCAATGTCTTTTTTGCAATTATCTGCTTCATAGTATCTATTCAGCATCGCCAAATCCTCTTAACCATTTTTCTAATTTATCATTTTCATTTCCTTTACGAGATCTTTTTATAACTTTATCTTTTTCTGAAATCTCTTCCGAATTTTTCATAATCTTACGCATGATATGTAAAACTTTATCACCATCGATTTCTTCAATATTTAGCAATACCCTGCAAGTTCTCGCTGCCATTAAAGTACGTGATTTAACCACATACGGTGGAAACTTTTCTTTTAATGTCTGTTCAATAAATTCACTAACTTCTACATTGGTCTTAATATATTTTCTTGATATAATAAAAACACAAAACAAACTTATTATATCTAACATATCAAGCTGTTTTTTCTTCAATCGATCTTTAACTATTTTTTCAAACAAAAATTCACTATTATTCATTATACTGTTCCACCTTTTTCAAAAATTCATCGCAAAGCACAGCAATCTCTTCTCGCGATTTTTTATACTTTGAAGAAATATTCCCCTGCAATCCAACCAGTAAGTCGTTAACAAAAGAGGTTGAATTTGAAAACAATCCAATTTTTTTAACGATATCATCTTTTTCAAATGTTTCTTTAAGCATTAGTGTTTTTTGCGTCAAATCTCTAATCATAGTATATACAATACCTAACGGGAGAATTCCTATATGTTCATTGTCATCCAAGCGATCTATTACCTGTTTTAATAATTTAATCCCCAAAATAGAATATCTATCAATTCGATTTGGAACTAAATAAAAGTCCGAAGCTATTAATGCTGCATCTGTATATACACTAATGGTAGGTGGGCAATCTATAAAAATAAAATCATAGTTATCTCTCAATTTATTCTCATTGATAAAACGCTTTACTTTTCTCGCTTTAGTCCCATCTTTATCACTTTCTACAAGAATTAAATTGATAGTTCCAGGAAGCAAATCCATATTATCATTCAATTTTACTAACACATCATCCGGCGTTGGAATGTCAACTTTTTTTGCAAGTGTAAGTTGTGATTGAAATAGCTTCATTACTGTTTTATTGTTGTCTCCACTAGAATATTCGTTCATATACTCATCTTCTAAGTCAAACTCATTGATTAAACTTTGTGTCGTATTGAACTGTGGATCTAAATCAATAAATAAAATTTTCTTTTTACAATATGTAGCTAAGTATTCTCCAATTCCAATGCATAAAGTTGTTTTTCCAACTCCACCCTTCATATTAATGAATGAAATAACTTTTCCGCTCATGTAATCTTCCCCTTCGACATTTTTCTTTCAGTATAACACATGTTGCCCAAAAAACAACGACAAAAAGACACCCTTTTTGAAAGATGTCTCATATTCCCTGGAATATCCGGGCGTAGAATCCCCAAACCAGGCAAATCGGAACGAAAGAGTTCAAACCTCCGCGCTGGATGTAAGACGCTCTATCGACTGTGCTTACCACCTCACTCTATTTTTCTACGCGAACCTCAACTGCCCGCCCGCATCCTCGCCCAGGCGATCCGCCCGGCAATTCGGCAGCCGCTTCGCCTTTTACGCCTTATAGTTTTCAAATTTTTTGACTGATGCGAACGCATATTTGGAATTAACCCATCGTTGCAACCTTATCAAATCATCCCCTCGCCGAAGTTTGTACTTCTCATAAATCATCACGTATGGGGTATATCCCATATCCCGCAAAGTATAAATCCGTTCCAAATCCTGTTCCAGTGTTGTATCAAATCCACAAAGCACATACACGCCCATCTTACGATAATCCCAGCCTGTCACACGTTTAAATGCCTCGAACTGCGGAACGATTTTGTCTTTATCATCGTATCGATCCCAAGCGAAATGAATCCGCTTAATCTTCATCTGTTTGAGATACTGCGCTTTTTCTGCCGTCATAATACGAATGTCGCATCCTTGTGAAAAATCAACCCACGCTCCACTCTCAATGAGCTGCTGGCTCAAATCTTTCCATTCGCGACAGGCAAACATATTTGGATCTAATAGCACAATATTCTTCTGTCCTGCCCAGAACTCGGACAGATTTGCCACTTTCCGGCTGCACTTTCCTTCTTTTTCCCCCACAATGCAAAAGTTACATCCGCGCGGACATCCTCTAGTCAGAAATCCATATGCTGTATCTTTGCACAGTTCTGGATACAGGCCATAGTCGGGATAAATATGCTCAATTTCATCTGGCAAGCTGACGCCGCCCGATGGATAATTGTAGCCGGTCCCGCCTTTTATGATTTCTCTGGCATTTATCGGATGCGGATAATCTGGTGTAAATGTAAAGACCTTGCTCATATACACCCTATCCGGTGGATTCATCCATGCAGTCAGCGGATCGTACCATTCCACGGCATCGCCCTTCCGCTTATGCCACGTTGACAACTTCATAATCGGCAGACTCGGAAAATTGTGTCCATCTACATCGATCAACGCTACTCTCATCCGCTCTTCCTCTTCTGCCGCCCGCTTATGGCTGATTTATCTAACCACTTAACCCTCGTCATCTGCTATGTACTCCTCGCACACTTCCTCATCGCCCGCCGGATGCCAGTCACAAAACTCGTCATACCAGCAGTTCCAGCACGCTCTATTGCAATTATCATTCATCTCCATGTCCTTTCTTCTACCTCTTCTTCGGTAGCTTCCCCGTCAATAGTTTCTGTTTGATATCTCCACCCAAATTCATATCCACGCATAATGAATTAATTTTGTCGTTTCTGCTCTATTCATCTCAAAACCTCTCCATGATAGTCTTGTAAAACGCATCACAGGCGGCATCCCATCCCCTGGCAAACTCATCGCCCGCATCACAGCCGCCCATCTCTTTTATCAGCTCCAGCACTGCCGCTTTGGGGATGCTGTCCTCCGCATCTTTCTTCATTCCTTCCACCTCCCCAGCAGCCTCATATATCTGCTTATCTCTGCCAACGTTTTGCGGCGATACGCGTAGAAATCGTCCTCGCCCGCCGGTATCTGCCGCCCCATCCGCAGGAGTGTCCGATATCCGGAGCCACTGGTAATCGAATCATATATTGCTATTTCCAGCCCTGGAGCAGCAGAGATCGCGCATTGAAGAATAATAAGCCGTTCCTCTGCAGACGCTTTCATACAGTGCTCCCGGGTCTTCTCCTCATCGCTTTTCAACATTCCATAATCCGCATAAGTCTTATAACGCGTTCTCATGCAGTTCTCCTTCTCCTTTCCGCCTATACCGACATTTCTACCGCCGATCCAGAATCTTCCCGCGGTAATACATCGCCAATTCCGCGTATGTACTGCTGCTTCCGTCGGATGTCCGAACTAGATACCTATGCTTGCTGATTACCCGAACCGTCCGGCGCACGGTCCGCACCTCGCCTTTGGTACGGGTGTCGGCAAGCAACATCACTTTGAGCTTCTCCCCGACTTGCACGCGGTTCCTGGTCTTTTCCAGTTCATCCGGCCAGATGCCGTCTACCATTCGACGATCATCTGGCTTGTCCAATTCCTCGTCGTTTTCCTCCTCACCTACACGCGTCAGCAGGTAAACCGCTTTCTGGCCGCGCGCACCGTCACCCTCCTGAATCAGTTCGCCCAGAGCACACATTTTCTTTACCGCAGCTCTGGTTCTCTCCCGTTCCTCGCCAATCACTTCCGAAAGCTCCCGAAGGGTATTTCTCTTGCCGCCCCGAAGCTGCTTCTTGATGGCTGCCCGGCGTTCATCCATGCTTTTCATCGTCCTCTAACTCCCTTCATCCCGTACCGGGTTCCACAGCACTTCCAGCCTCGCCCTGCGCCGCTGCGCCCACCATGCCCCACACCATCGCATCGTAGTCGTAACCATGTTCTTCCAGGTTGTGAAAGCGGTTCTTCTTGGAGACTTCGGCGGCCCCATCCTGCCTCTGCGGATTCTTTTCTCTCCTGTCCCAATTTCTAACCGCTGCTTTCCAGTCCTTCATGCGATTCTTACCGACCATCCAGCCATTACTGGTGTAAAAGTCAATAAAGCGTGCTGCATCCACGTTCGTATAACCCATTTCCCGGCAATATTCACTCACATTCTCCAGGGTGGGCGGCGCGAAGCGCTTTTCTTTTACACCCTCTAGGGTGTTTTCTTTTAAATCATTATCATACTCATTATCATTATCAGCTTTTTTTGCTTTTTCAGAAAAGCATTTGCTTTTTTTGCTTTCCTCCGAAACCATTTGCTTTTTATCAGAAGCATTTGTTTTCGGTCTTCCGCCTTTCTTTCCTGCTTCCGATCTGGCTGCACACGCTTCTTTGTAGCGCTGGCTGTCCGCATCCAGCTGCTGTTTAATAAGCTCGAACACAAACGCCAGCGCCGGATCCTCCGGAACAGCATCCGGGTCTTTCTGATAGGCGTAGATCGCTTTAATGAGTTCGCCCGCCTGCTCGTTGCTCATCTTTTCGATGGCAGCGCCCCAGCTCTCATACATGACAAAAGACTTCTTATCACTCATCCAAGCCCATCTCCTTTCCCGCCTGCCAGTCACGGTAATAGCAAATCCATGTATCCAGCAACAGGGTAATGATTCCACCGCGAATCTGCGCTTTCAGCTCATCGAAAATATCATCCGAATACATCCGCTGGAAGTTCTGCAGGTACATGGACACCCGCCACGGCTCATAGTTACGCCGGTGCATTACCACCGGAATCTCGCCCGCCCTTGCATCCCTGGAAGCCTGCTGTAATGCTTTCCGGAGTCTCAGGTCTTCCACCCGCTTGACCTCGATATGTACGTCCGGCAGTCCGATCACATCCGCATCGCCGGAAGTCCCGCAATACTGCTGACCCCGGCGGCAATTATATCCATAGTCCCGCAGGATGCCAGCAAGCTCACGCTCTCCGCGTTTTCCTTTTTCTCTCTGCATCTTCCCCATCCTGCTTATCCTCCATCTCTGAACATGCTGAGCTGTCCATATACGCCTTTAGGTTCTCTTCGGCCCATTCCGATAAATTTAAGCGCTCCCGCCTGCGATGCGCGAATCGCTTGTACTCGACGTTCCTGCCGCTCATGCCACCGTTTTGTGTCCGCGCGCCCTGAATCCGTTTCTTCTGGAAGATAATAACCTTTTCCATCATCGCGATTCAAAACTGCATAATCAGCCCGCAAAACTTCTATTCCATCCCGAAGCATTCGATCATCACATCTAAGGCGCTTACACAGCTCCTTGCGCGTCTGCGCATTTTTATGTCCTACTCCCAGCGCGTTGTATAAAGCACTGGTAAACCGCTCCATCTGCGGCGTCACTTTCTTCTTCGCCAACTTGCTTCCTCCTTCCGGAGCGGGAGGGTCGGTCTCCCTCCCGGTAAACCAATGGCATCCTGTAAAGGTTTGGTAATATATAACACGGTAAGACGTGCCAGGATGCTGTCTACGGGTTACTATGTACTAGCCCTGCGGCTGTTGTACCGTTATAAATAACTCTTGCCAAACTCGGCAATAAACTGTTCTCTGGTGCCGATGTGCGCCTCATAATACTCCTGTGCCTGACGTTTCAAATGCTCATCAAACTCCTGATTCATGTGGACGCTATATAGTTTCTTTCTTCCTGTGGTTTTCTTCATATTCTGCCATCATCCGAGCCAGCTCATCCGGCGGCAGGGTTTCAATCCCCTGCTCCTTGCATTCCGCTACCAGCCCATTTATCAACTCGCTCATTTCCTTTGTATCGTAGGTACTGGATCCAGCAAGCACCGTATATGTACGGTATGCTTTCCCATCCTTGCCCTGCTTAACCTGCGAAGTTGGACGGATGTGGAAGGTTTCCGCCTCCAGCGCCGTCTCTTCCGCTTCGGTCGTGTCCGGTACAACCAAAAACGCCATCTGACCGGCAATCATGAGATTCTGGCCGTATCTCCGAAGCATGAGGTTGTGTGCCCGCGGCTTGGATATGCCCGCCACCTCTGCCAGACGCGAGAGAAGCACCCAGTAATACGCATTCGCGTCCAGGCTCCGCTTCTCCCGCCATTGCTTTGCAATGATCCGCAGGGGCTTGTCCTTCATCTTGTCAATCGACGATGACACATCCGATTCCAACTCAAACGTCAGCCGCATCCGACCGGTTTTCCAGTCCATCGACACATCTTTTAAAGTTCCCTTACTCTCCATAGGCTAATTGAACGGAAGACCGCTCGTTTCATCCTCCGGCGGTACCGTGGCTGGATCTACTTTCCCTTTGGATTTATCCGGCGTGTTCTTAAAACTCTTCATCGCGTTCTGGAATCGTTCCACCGTCAGGTGTTCCAACGAATCTACGCCGATTGCTTTCAAAATACATTTCGGGCTCTTTCCGATTCTGTCGCACTCTTTCAGGAATACATTCCTCATCGCTTCGCTTGCCAGCTCCGGGGCTTTCTCGGAAGCCGGCGGCGTCTCCGCATCCGGATCCTTCATTTCCTCGGTTGGAATGCAGAACACCTGGAAGCAAGCATATTTGAATGCAACCGACATTGCTTTATTGGTTGCTTTGTCGCCGCTGTCCATCCCTTCGCCAACTACCACCGCCTCGATGTGGCTGCCGTCCTCGGCGTAGAACGTATATTTCATACGACAGACCGAATATAAAAGCATCCCGCCCTTTGCAGTCCTGCGTTCCTCCCGCGTCTGATCCATAACCTCCGGGACAACGAACAGGTGATGCTTAATAAATGCCGGATTCAGCGCATTCATGACCGCGTCAATGCCGCGATACTTGAATTTCTGCTGCTCATTTAACGAATCTTTCCCGACCACTCCCACATCTTCCATGACAGCTGCTATCGTCTGGAAGATATTCTTTTTCGTCTCTCCCATATCTCTGCCACCTATCTAATAATCATGTTGCTACGGGTTACAATCGATACGCCAGGAATTTCAGCGCCATTGTCCAGCGCCTCTTTCAGTGCTGTCTTATTCAGCTCTGGATCCTTGCGGCGGATGAACTCTTCCGGAAGTGCATTAATATCCCCGGCGTATTCAATCGCCTTGCTGGCGCGGTACGACACCGCCACTCTGCTTGTCTTAAACTTCTGACCGTCTAACGCTCTTTTAACGTACTCCTGCAGTGATTCCGCCTTTCTCTCGGCTTCTCTCTGGCGTGTTTCCAGCACCCTCTTCTCATTTTTCAGCTGCTCCGCATCGCTTTTCAGATCCTTAATCCAGAGCAGGACATTCTCGATCTTCTCGTCTCTGGCTTCCTGCAGCGCATCCAGCGCCGCATAAGCCTCTTCATTTACAATCTCCCCCGTCTCTTCATCGACCGCCGCCTCAAACGCTTCCATGATGCGGGCATCAATCTCATACAAATTCATAAGCTACCTCCGGTTCATTTGCTCTATTTTCATTTCTCTGATTTCTATGGTTGATCCTGTTCTTCATATCTTTCCGGCACTCCTCACAAGCCAAACCGCCGTCTTCCAGATATGCGCCGCAGCAGTCACATCTTTCCAGCATCCTGTAACTCCTTTTTCTTGTTCGCAAGCTCTTTCAGCAGTCGCTCCATATCTCCAGCGTGGTCGAGGAAAGCTTGAGCACTCCAACGTCCTTCCGCACCGCGTGTAAAGCTCCATCCATTTTGATACATGCTAACATCTACGTCTGCTACGTGACCCGAAAACGAAAAGAACGCCGTAGGCTTGCGTCCAGTAAGCTCCTGACTTCTTACCTGTGTGGTATTGATCTCCAACACCATCTCCAGCGCCTCATGAATCTTCTTCCGGCGCATCTTCTCAATTTTCTTTGCCAGTCTCTTCTTCATCAGAATCCTCCCGTGCTACTTCCACAGTTGCAAGAAATGCTATATAGAAATCTGCATATGCTTTCGCCAGCTCTTCTCCCGAAAAATGCTTTTTCAGAAGCGCCGCCGCCATTACTGCCAGGGTTCTCGGAAGAAGTGAATATTTAACATCACCGATGATAAACACCCCTGAATCTCTGGTTGCATCATACTGGATCGTGGCACCAAGGATCATATCCCCCTCCAGCTCCATCGGCTCCCTTTTACCTTTAATTGTTGCTTTTACCATTGCATCCTCCCGAATCTCTTGATATAATCAAGCTGTTAATATTTTTATTGATTTGACCGTTCAGCTCTGCCAAGCTGGCGGTCTTTTTCTTTGGTTTCCCATAACCGGTGTACCGGCTGGCGTTTACCATCGCCCCGGCGCGGTTGGTTCCGTTGGTTCTCCTGCTCATCTTTCTTATTCAATGCCATTGCAGACGCTTTCCAGCAATTCCGCAATCTCCTTTCCGCTGTAAACAGCTCTGTTGTTTTCCGGTGTTTCATTCCCCAGATAGCCTATAAGGTAATGCGTCGCAAGCTTGACGCGTAATCCATCATCACGGTAATCTTCTCTGACTCTCAGATCTTCCCGTGGCATACCTCTGAGGATTTCTTCGACTCTCTTCGACATACTCCTGTCCTCCTTCCCCTGCTGCCAAAAACAGCCTTTACTGCTTCTCCAGCCTCAAACAGCTCTCGCCCCCCCCTCATCACACGGAACGCTGGGCATTTTTCTTTTAAGCATAATTCAAATCTCGTCCGTGTAACGTCCCCTTGTCCAACAAGTACGGCTGGAAATGTCTCCATCACAGTTCTGAACGGGCAAAACTCCATTTCTCTTTCTCTCATTTAGAACATCCCCGCCGCCTGCGCAATCGCCACCATCGCCCCGGTCGCCACCGCTGCGATCGTCATGCCTACATATGCCAGCCGCCACGCAAACCGCAGATCCGCCTGTGCTCTGCCAAGTTCTTTGTCCAGCACCTCAATGGTCCGCTGGTTCTGACTTCTCAGTTCCATGCATTTCAGTTCTCTTCTCATTACGCTTCCTCGCTTTCTTCTTATAATTTTTGCACGGGTATTCCCGATCGGATTCCATACACCGCCAGCAACTCCAGCAGATCTTACACGACTTTTCTTTCATTTTCATATTTTGCAATCACATTATTGCGAATCTCCAGAAGCCGCAGCACGTACGCCCCAGACACCTTCCACGGCGCAGATTTAAGATTATGGAGCGTTGACATCGATACTCCCAGCTCACCAGCAAGTTTTTCATTTGTCCAACTGGTTCGAATCTTAATTTCGTTTATCCAATCCGCCGTGCAATAGCTCCATGATGGCTTTTTCTTAAATGCAGTTCTTTTCATTTCTTACACCTCCTTCTCATCCTCTGTTGCGAACAGAATTCCCCCTACTCAGCTAATGACATCTGAGCATTGGCATCCCGAATCAATCCGGTTCTATCGGCAAATCATCCGTCACACGCTTTTTGAACTTCTTCTGAATTTCTGCCGTTGATACTGGAACTCCTACAAGTTGTACAAAATGTCTCTCTCGCCCGCTGCTGTATGCAACATGGCACTCCTTGAATTTTCTGTCATATATCATGAATGCCATCCGCTTACTGGTAGCTCTCTGGTAAAGTTTAAGACATGGACTGGAGTCCGACCAAACCAGATAAAGGCATTCTTTTCCGCCGCCCTCCAACTCCGCATCCAGAAGCCAGTCCACTGATCTGTTTAAGACCTTTGACAGCTTTTCCAAATCATCCAAATCGATCCGGATCTTTACATTTTCAATTCCCACCAGCCGATGGGGTTTGATTCCTGACTGCTCTGCCAGCTTCTTCTGGGTCCATCCCATTTCTGCTCTGGCTTTGACAATGTTATTTGCAATGTCGCAATAAAAATCAAAGCCAATACGTTCCAGAATCTCGTTCTCAATAAAACGCATCTCTTTTGCCTCCCTTCTAGGTTCGCTCTCTTTATTGGAATACGCCTCTTTTTAATTGCCATCCCCATCCTTTTGCCCTATACTGTACTTACAGGCTTCCAAAAATGCCGAGTACAAAACAAAAGGAGACTCCCATGAGCATTAATTTTGATTCTCTTTTTTCGCACCCATTAGATTTATCGTGGGTAATTACAGCTGTTATTGCTATTGCTGCTTTTTTATCTCCCGTAGCTGTTGCTTTAATTAATAATCACCATGCATATAAAATGAAAAAGCTCGAATTCTGTCATGAAGAAAATATGAAAAAATTATCTCTTTCCCATGAAGCTGCTCAAAAGCAATTTGAAATTTATTATGCTGATAAAAAAACTGCTTTTAGTGAGGTACTTCGCTCCGCTGGTAACTTTACCGCTTCGAAGCAATCTCTTGAACGCTATCAAAATGTCCACTCCGCTGTCGATACAGCTCTTTTGTTCTGTGATTCCCAAAACCAAAAAACACTTATTTCGTTCATGGATAAAATCGACAACGAAGTCTTTGGTAGCGGATCCTCAAGAGAAGAACGAACAATGTATTCTTCCCTTATCGCATCTTTAGGTTGTGAACTTAATAAAGAACTAACTTCTACCAAGCAAATCGTAGAACGCGAATAGCGTAAACATGATCGATATAAACAGAGCCCATACAGGATACACCTTGTTATGTGGCTCTATTTTTTTCATAATCAGAACGCATAATGCTCCTAAAAGCCAGCAGCCAATTAACAATACTATCTTCATCCCTCTCACCTCCCTACTCCAACAGATCCTCGATCGCTATTCTGCTTCCGCGAAATACTCCACCGGAACGTCGAAGTATTTTGCAAGAATCAGAAGCTTGTCGAACTTCGGCGCATAGTTTCCATTCTTCCAATTAGAAAGTGTTGCTGTCGAAATTCCAGTATCTGCTGCAACTCTATAGTCTGTTATATTTCTCTTGTCTCGCAGCTCTGCATATTTTTTATACAAAATAGACACCTCCTTCTTTAAAATCTATTGACTTTAGCTAAGGTTTCTTATATAATCAAAGTACCACCTAAGTTATTTAAGAAACCAAAGCCTATGTCATTGTTTGTAGCTTAGATATCTTAGCTACATCCATACAATAGCATAGATATCTTAGCTTGTCAATATTTTTAGCTAATTTTTCTAAGCTATTCAGGCGGAAAGGACTATAATGTATGAGATTTTTGAACAGCTACTTTCCAAGTATGGAGTAACCGCCTATAAAGTAGCTAAGGAAACTGGTATTACTACTGCAACGCTGTCTAATTGGAAACAAGGGAAATACACTCCCAAGCAGGATAAGCTACAGAAAATTGCTGATTATTTCGGCGTGTCTTTAGAGTATCTGATGACCGGAAAAGAAGCGGTCGTAAAAGAAAAAGCCCCAGAGCTTACAGCCCGGGACGAAAGAGATATAAAGAAAGACCTCGACTCCCTGCGTGAGAAACTGGCCAATAAAGAATCTGGTCCAGCGGCATATGACGGGCAGGATATTCCGGAAGAAGATATTGATCTGTTTTTGGGACAGGTGGATCTTATGCTCCGCCGAGTAAAAATAAAGAACAAAGAGAAATACAATCCCAATAAAAACAAAAAGTAGGTGATCTGGGTTGAATGACTATGTCAGAAAAAAGGCCTTAGCTTATAGAAGAAAATTTAATACTTCTGATCCGTTTAAACTGGCCGACGCTCTTGGCATCGAAGTCATGACCTGCGACATTGGTTCCCGGCTCGGCTGCTATATGTATCTGAAACGGTCAAAGTGCATCTGGATCAGCGAATCTCTCGAAGGCAATGAGCGAATGTTTGTTATGGCTCATGAGTTGGGGCATGCAATTCTGCACCCGAAAGAAAACTGCTATTTTTTAAGGACTCACACCTTGCTGAATACGAAATTAGAAGTCGAAGCAAATAAATTTGCTGTGGAATTTTTAATTCCGGACGAAATATTAACAGAATATCTTAAATACAAAGAATGCTCCATCGAGCAGGTATCCAGATTATTGGGGTATCAAAAAAAATTAATTGAACTACGATTAAAATAGCTTTGGCATTTTAATAAAAAACACTAAGGAGAAAAGGTATGAAAAGAAAAATATTTTTTGTAGCATTGCTGTGTACATTCTCTTTGTCGGCTTGCGGCGGTGGAAACACATCGACAACCGAAACGCCAACAGAAAGCTCCGTCGAAGAAAGCACTGCAGAAGACAGCTCCGTTTCCGCTGATAACGATTCCGACGGCTGGGGAAGTGTACGAGCGTTAGGACTTGATAATTCAACCATGCTTTCTATTTATCAAGACTATCAGACCGCTTGGGAATCTTCACCAGAAGATCCGATTGCGAAAAGAGATTATGAAGCACAGGTTGATGAAGAGATTGCAGAAAAATATGGTATTTCAACAGATGATGCTTCTCACGTATATATGTATGTACTGGGAAACTACGATAAAATAGCTGCTGAAAACGGTGCTTCCGATACATCAGAAATTCAACTTCATTATGGCGATTTGCTTAGTACCACTGTAAACGGGACAACCATCGTCCTGAAAGCCAAGATTACATCTAGTTTGACTAAAAAAATGACCGTAGCTAGCTGCTTTTACGATGTATATGACGCGGTCGAAAAATATGGTCTGGATCAATATGATGAATTGCAATACTGGGCGGTCGCTGATATGACAGACGGAAGCGAACAAAAAGTTATTAGCTTTACTGTTTCGCATGATACTCTTGAAAAAATCGCCAATGGGGCGATTGTAGAGGGGCAGTTACAAAGCTATTCGACTGATGTATGGTTAAGCCCTGCTTTACAGTGATTTCCTAAAGTAGTCGATTTCGACCACTTTAAATAGCAAAACCGCCCGGTATTGGCGTACCGAACGGCTTTACATAGATTTTCTCTTACAGGATCACTCCCGGAAGATATAATCAAACTTGAACACTTTGAATTATATCATTCTTCCGGGCGCCCTGCAAGGGGTGTATTTCCTATACCCACCAAGGAGGATGATATCATTATGGCAAAACGCAAAAATTCACTCCCATCCGGGAACTTTCGTGTTCTGGCTTTAGATTACACAGATCCGGATGGTAAACGTCATTATAAGTCCTTTACCGCGCCGACCAAGAAAGAGGCGCGGATGCTTGCAGACGAATGGAAATTATCAAAGAAAAGGAACCGCGCCGAAAATATATCCGTTCGTGTCGCTGTCCAGCGATACAAGGACATGAAAGCAGCCGTCCTTTCCCCGTCTACCCTACGCGGCTATGCAGGACTCTTGCGGACGCACTTCCAGGGCAATTTCGGCAGCACACGCCTTAATGAATTGAACAGCCAGATTGTACAGATCTGGATATCTGATTTATCGAAAAGGCTTAGCCCTAAGACCGTCCGAAATGCCTATGCGCTTCTGACAGCGGCTCTCGATATGTTTGCCCCCGACCTTTCCATCCGCGTACAGCTTCCCGCCCGGAAGCACCCGGAGCTATATTGTCCGAACGACACAGATATTCAGCGCCTCCTGGCTGAATCTGCTGGAACCGATCTGGAAATAGCCATTCTTCTGGCTGCATTTGGTCCGCTTCGCCGTGGCGAAATCTGTGCTTTGACTTCCCGTGATATTAAAGAGAACACCATAACTGTCAGCAAAAGCATCGTGCGCAGCGAGGACAATGAGTGGATAACCAAGTCACCCAAAACCTACGGCAGCTATCGAACTATACAAATGCCAGAATTCTTTTTTAAACATATACGCGGTAAAAAAGGGGCACTGTGTAACCTGAACCCCGATCAGCTCACGCGAGAATTCGAACGGGTTCTGGATCTCTGCCAGCTCCCCCACTTCCGCTTTCATGACCTGCGGCATTACTCCGCGTCCATCATGCATGCGATCGGAGTTCCGGATCAATACATTATGCAGCGAGGCGGTTGGTCCTCTGACAATGTGATGAAATCCGTCTACCGGAATGTCATTGATTTGGAGGCAGAAAAGCAGAGTCAGCTGATCCTTGAACATTTCCAAAAAGTTGCAAACGTAAAATCATGCAACACGAAATGCAACACGATGCCTGAAAAGCATTGA